TTACACCTACTGAGCAAACGTTTCACGATGCTTTTAATGTAGATGAATTAGCTAATAAAATAATCCAAAAAGAACTAACAGGTGAATCTTTTATTGAGTCTATAAGAGGAACTACTGGTACAGAAAAAGGCTTTGATCAACTTAAACAATCTGATGTAGACCAGATACCTTTACAAGCAGGTTGGAACATGTTTGGATTACGTAAACTAATTTCAACTGGTGCAAGACTAGGTGGTTCAACCATTGCTTGGGCTAGGTTTGCAGGTAGAGCTTTAGGTATGAATACCACAGGTTATAAAGGTAGTAAACTAGCTACTAATAATTCTGCTTCTGAAACAGCTGAAAGCTTACAAGGTCAATATCGTACTGGTTTATCTAACCTAATACCAGATGCTCATAAGAAATGGAAAAAAAGAACTGGTTTATCTGCAGAAGCTTTTAATACAGCTGTCTCACGTTACATTAGAGGTATTGACACGACTGATATACCTGATGAGGTTCTTTCAGTAGCTAAAGAAATACAACGAGTTCAGACTGAATTAGCTGCTTTAGCTGCTGAAGCTAACGTATCAGGTTTTACTAAAAAGTTATTAGGTAAGAATCCTTTTTATATGTCACGTATTTTTAATGAAGAAAAAATTAGACAGATAAGAATAAAGTATGGAGACCAAGCTGATAAATATCTTACTGATTTAATTGAAACAGCTATGCGTAGAGATCAACTTAAAATAGAAGATCAAGTAACTAAGATGTTAACTAAAAAAGGTAAGGTAGCAGACATTGATACAGTAGGTACTTATATAAACAAAATAGCTTTAGCTTATATGAAAGGTATTTCATCTCCTAGAAGAGCTAAGACAGATATACCTGATGCTAATGAGATGACACTAGAAGATTTAGGTGATATGCTTAAAGCAGAAGGATTTGAGTTAGATGAAATAGACATTGTTACAGAAATACTTACATTGTCAAACATACCTAAGTCACATAAACGTGCTAGAAACCGTATGGTTTTAAATGAAGGTACTGTAATTAAGGTAACTAACAAAGATGGAGAGTTAGAAGATTTAGCTTTTACTGATTTATTAGAAGAAGATGCTGAACAACTTGTTAATAGTTACATATTCCAACTATCTGGTGCTATTGGTTTAGCTAGGAATGGTATTAATACTAATGTAGCTTCAACTCATTTTGACAAATTAAAAGGAAAAATACAAAAAGAAGGTGGAGATAAAGGTCTTAAACAATCTGAAATAGATGAAGCTATAGAGTCAGTTCAGTTTATGTATGATGGTATTACAGGAAGACTTAAAGACAGAAGAGAAACTCAAAACATAACTGATATGAATATAGGTGTAAGAGCTTTTAGTTTCTCTGTTAACATGGGTATGTCTGGAATGTCAGCTATGATGGAACTTAGTAATGCTATGTTTGAATATGGCTTTATGACTATACTTAAGTCTGCTCCTGCATATGCTAAACTTTTTCAACAAGCTAGTAATGGTAGATTACCTGATGGTGTAATGAGAGAGTTAGTAGAAGGTTTAGGAATGGGAAATGAAGTAGCTTTAGGTAGATGGAACAAAGTTACACGTTATGATACTGAAGATGTAGGTACTACTATTTCTCCTGAACGAGGTAGCTTTAATAAAAAAGGTCAGACTCTAAGGAATGTTGCAGGAGGGGCTGAAAGGTTATCTGCTTCAGCACAGAAAGGTGTAGCTTATTGGTCTGGTTTAACAGGTGTTACACAAACGTTACGTAGATTATCTATGATGCATTTTACCAATGAATGGGCTTTAGCTGCAAGAAAAGGTAAACTACCTTTCTCTGCTATTAAAAGACAACAGCTTGGTATTACTGATGAGATGGGTAATAAATTACTTAAAGTTATGAATAGTAATTTAGTAGAAAGATTACCTAATGGTACTGTTAAAAAACTTAATTTAGATAAATGGGATGCAGATGTAAGAGAAGCTTTTAGGGCTATAGGTTTTAAAGATGCTAGAACTAATGTACAAGAAACTAGTTTGTCATCTACTAATAGATGGATGAAATCTAGTCAGATGGGTAGAACAATGTTTCAGTTTATGAACTTTACTCTAGGTTCTTTAGAACAACAAACTCAAAGATTAGGAGTTAGAATAGCTAATAAAGATGCTACAGTAGCTAAAGTTTTGTTATCTGCTGGATTTATGGGTGGTCTTATGTATATAACTAGAACACAACTTAATGCTATAGGACGTAGTGATGCTGATGAGTATATTAAAGAACGTATGTCACCAGCTAATTTAGCAGGAGGTATTCTTGCACAGATAGGTGCTGCAAGTATGTTTACTTATATTTACCAATTAACTACAGGTGCTATGTCTGGTAATTCTTATGCAATAACTCCCCCTGCTATATCTATATTTCAAAACATGGCAAGTAGTGCATTTAATATTGCAGAAGGAAACATGACAGAAGCTGAGTATAGAAAGCTTTTAAGGATAGCTCCCCTTCAATCTTTATACGGAGCTAGACAAGCAATTAATGCAATAGCCAACAAGTTTGCTAACTAAAGCTAAAGTTACAACATTAATAACGAGGAACACATATGCCATTATCATACAAGAACTACACAGGAAATAATAGTACCACTACTTTTAGTATCCCTTTTACTTTTGCTGCAACTAACGAAATCAGTGTTACAGTTAATGGAGTAGCTGAGTCAAGTTTATCTTTTCCTTCTTCTTCACAAGTACAATTAACCAGTGCTCCTGCTAGTGGGGCTGTTGTACAACTTAGACGTACAACTAATTTAGCAGCACGTGCAGTAGACTTTGCATCTGGTTCAGTGCTGACAGAAGAAGACTTAGATAACTCTAATATACAAATCTTTCACTCATCTCAAGAAGCTGTTGATTTAACTGATGACTCAGTTAACTTAGGTACAGATGATAAGTGGGACATGGAAAGTAAAGTTGTTAAAAATGTTGCAAACCCCACATCTGCTCAAGATGCTGCAACTAAGAATTACCTTGAAACTGTTTGGTTATCTCCTGCTGATAAAACAGTTATAACTAACGTAAACAATAATATAACACCTATTACTAATGTGAATAATAGTTTAAGTGTTATTACTGCTGTTAATAATAATGCATCAAATATTAATAGTGCTTCAGCTAATGCAACACTTGCAGAAAATTATGCAGTTAAGGTTGATGCTGCAGTAGAAGCATCCCCAAACAGATATTCATCTAAAGCTTGGGCAATTGGGGGTGTTGGTGTAACAGATGTAGCAGGATCAGGTTCTGCAATGTCTTGGGCAGTGGAAGCAGATACAGTAGATGGATCAGAATTTTCATCAAAAGTATATGCAGGTTCAGGTTCTACGTTAAATGTAGGTTCAGCTAAAAACTGGGCAATTGGTGGTGGAGATAGTTTTGCAACTAGTACAGCAGTAGGAACTACTGGAGAATACTCTGCAAAATACTGGGCTGGGCAAGCAGCTGCATCTAAGACAGAATTTTCAAATGTTTATCAAGGAACAGCATCTACTGATCCAACAGGTGGTAGTGTATCTGCAGGGGATTTATATTTTAATTCAAGTACTAACAGACTTAAATTTTACAATGGCTCAAGTTGGGCAAACATTGAAGCTACAGACACAAGTTCTTTTGCAAGTAATGGGTTTTCAGTAGCAATGGCAATAGCCTTATAGGAGTATAATATGGCACAAAATTTTAAACAAATAAAGATGAGAAACGTAGGTGCAACTCCTGTTGATATACCTGATAATGCAAACTTTCCTACTGGCTTTCATACAGTAATTGGTATGAACTTGGCTAATACTACAACTTCTGCTATAACAATATCAGCATATATTAAAGCTACAGTCTCAAGTAGTGCAGTAGATTTTTATATTATTAAAAATATGACAGTCCCAAGTGGTTCTGCTTTTACACACGACTCTAAGATTGTGATGTTAGCTGGAGATAGATTGTATTTTGTAAGTGATACAGCAACATCATTAGACGTAATTGTAAGTTATGTAGAAAACATTAGTGATTAGGAGTAAGAAATGCCTTTTATAGGAAACACACCAAGTGTAAACTTTACAAGTTTTGCTAAACAAGATATAACTGGTGTTACTGGTAGCCCTGCTAAAAGAGGATTTACCTTAACCCATGCAGTAGCAAATGCAAATGAGATTGAAGTCTTTGTAAACAACGTAAGACAAGAGCCAACAGAATCCTATACAGTAAATGGTACTGGATTAACCATGTCTGGTGATGTTGAAACTACAGATGACTTTTACCTTATCTACTTAGGCAAAGCCATACAAACAACAGTTCCACCTGATGGCTCAGTAAGCACAGCAAAGATAGCTGATAATGCAGTCAACTTAACATCTAAGGTTACTGGTGTATTGCCCTCTT